GATGGGTTATAATTAGGTCTTTTTGTGTTAAAAGGCTGTCTGTGACCTGTATAAACTGCTTTAAAAGGGGTACAGAGTCGGACATGACCACTATTGGGGGTCGTAAATCGCTCAGTTTTCGGGTTAGGGTAGAATTGGCCTGTTTTAAGCCCGCCAGTTGAACGGAATCTTTAGCCCTATCAATACTTAGCTTTTCTTTGATCGTGGCAACGAGGCTATCAGCTTTAAGGGATTTGGCCTGTAGCTGAGATATACGCTGCTGGTGCAGTTTGTTATCGGCTGACCGTTCTAACCGTTGAACTTTAGCCGATTGACACTGCCAAGCGATAAAGAAACCCATGCAGACAATAATTAAGGCTAATGTTGGTGTTAAAAAGTTTAGTTTCATTTGTTAAGGTTAAAAGAGATTCAAAGGATCATCAACTGATTTAAATTTATCCAGGTAGGCTTGAACTTCATCGTCCATAGCATCAGGATAGGCGTCACGAAACGTTTTAACACGGCATCTACGAACCATTTCCACGTGTGCCAAATAGGCTGTTCGCTTTTCCATCTCCGTAGGTTCCCGTATTTCTATAGGCTTTGGCCGCCAGTCCCCGTTCTCTATAATCTCCCTACTTGACACCGGGGCCACAGCTTTTAATATCGGCGCCTGTTCTACTACTGCCATCCATTCTTTCAATCGTTGCGCCCTTGCTTCACCTGTTAACGGTGGGTTCAATGGTTCTATCTTTGGTTCCTCTTTTGGTAGATACCACGGCTTACGAACCTTGTCAGGGGTGATCTTACATAGCTTGTTAAACAGGTGGCGTCGGTGTTCCTTAAAGGGAATAACCCTAAAGTTCTCTGCGTCTGATAATCCGTTTACCCAAATCTGACGGGCTGTAGCCATGACAGTCTCTGTTTTATGATTTAGAGTTGCTTGCTCGAACCATATCTCATCAGAAGCTAAATCAGTATACCACTGTTCAAATGTTTTCATATGCTAGCCCTCCGTACTCCTGAAATTATCCTAGAAACATGTGGTTGCCTTATTCCAAACATAGACGCTATTTGATATTGACTATGTTTTTTTCCTAAATACAATTTCTTAATGCAATCAACATCTATATCAGACAATTTTGCATTATGGTGGGTTTCACCCTTGCAATTAAGTCCGTTTATAACAGCATGATCCACATTTTCTTGACGAGTAACCCATTCTAAATTTGAATAATGATTGTTTGATTTATCGGCGTCAATGTGATTTACTTCAGGCTTGCCTTTTGGTGGTTTCCCTATGAAGAAAAGAGCTACCAATCGATGGCAAATATATTGTTTATATGGGTTGTATACTTGGCAAGTTCGGTAACCGCTTGCTGTACGTGGCTTCAATATCCTTCCGGTTTCATCATTTCTGACTACCCCAAATTCTGATATTGAATAGTGATGTTTAAATATTTGCTTCCATTCCATGTTAATAATTATTTAGTAACTTTGGCTACATCTTTGAAGGTTTCAGGCTTATGGTTCATGCTAGCCTGTTCGTACCAGCGTTCGTCAGAGATTAATTCAAGATACCATTGATCGAAGTTCTTCATAATCAAAATAATATTCCTTGTACTGTTGGGATGTGTCCAGAATCATATCTCTCATTCTTCCCTTTCGGGTATGTTTGCGTTCCGTATTTCAATGATTTTATAAAAATTTTTCGCTTCTTACCAATGAAAAAAATGTATCTATGCTTACTACTCCTGAACTTCCTATTTGCTTTCTTATCAATTTCCTTGTCATAATGCCTTGCGTGTGTGCCGTCTTCATGCCCTATATCTGTTCGCTCTTTTGTTGCTCCTGTATAAATCCAGTTAGTCGCTTGATATATATAACCGTTATGGCCCATTGATGTGTCGGCATAACTGACAAGTATTAAATTATCCTTAATAAGTTTCAAGCTACCGCCTACAAAGTAACTCAATACATTTTTTTCAAGTCCATCATTGACACACAACCGATTTAATTCATAAACATATTCCGTAAACTCTTTCCCGCACACCCCATCACAAACAAATGGAGATGCGGGTTTACCTATTGTCATAATTCCTATAAGGATTGAACTTTCATATAATCCAAAAGCATAGCTTATCATTGGTATTCTCCTGGCGTAGTGTTTCTTTAAAAGCCATTCATAGGTTTCAGATGAATTGATACTTTTAATTTTATACCTTTCTTTAATGGTCATTGTATTTAGTGATATCCAAGAGCCTAAGAAACGGAATCATTATTTGAATTTACGGAACGTTTTGGGTAATAGGTAACAGGATCAGTATCGTATTTTGGATTTCTCATATACTTCGATTCCTTTCCATTCTTAAACTTCTGGTCTCTGTGATGCTTCGCGTGGCATGTCTCACAAAGTATCATCAGGTCTTCTATCTTCTCCTTGAATATGTTATCGTAATCTCTGTGATGTATTTCCAGGTCATATCTACTTCCACATAACCCACATCTATTACCATAAAACTCAAGTGCTGTTCTTCTTTTCTCTCTCCACTGATTACTTTTCAGATACTTGTAATACCGTTGTTTTTGTGTTTCAGTTATCTTCTTAAAGATTACCTTACTAGGAAGTAGTTTCTTTTTTTTCTTCTTTCCTCTCAGTTTCTTGAACAACCATTTACTCATATTGCTAGCGGTTTAGGCATACTTTGGTTGAAAGAGAAGTGCAATTTGCCCAAAGGCGTAGCTACACTTCCCTAACTTTCTTGCTCTGCGGATGAGTCACCCCGGCTCGAAAGTTTTTAACGTCAACACCGCGTGCGTTAATCTGAGAGATACTCTTGAGGTTTCGGCCCTCGTGGCTACATGCTTCTCTCTTAGGCTACAATCGCCGGTGGTAGCTCCCACAGTACCGGCATTCTTTGATTCAGTCTATGGTGGCTGTCGTAGTTGCCCCGACCCACTAACATCTTACAGGATGCCATAAACGCGCGAAACCCACCGAGTTCCTGCGTAGCCTGCATTCACCCGGTGGGTCTCTTAAATCGTGTTACTCCTTTGAGAACGTAAATATAACTAATTACGCTGGCTACCTCAAAAAGTTTTTTTGTTGCGTTGGGATGGATTCGAACCACCGATTTCAAGGTTATGAGCCTTGCGAGATTGTCCACTTCTCTACCACGCGTAGCGAATTTCACTTTTTTATTTCTCATCTGCAATAGTTCCTAAAGGATTATTTTCATCCCCATTGTTCAGCTATAGCGCCCGCCATTTTTGGGTTTAGCTTGCTTCTAAGTACTCCCCTGTCATCGCTTGGCGTCATCATCCAGGTTTTCATCCACTTACGCCGCTCTTCCATGTCTGTTGGCGGAGGGCCGACATTGTTGGTTGCTTTGAGTTTTGGCAAGCCATGCAGGAACCAGGCTGTCTTCTTCATTTCCTTTTCTCCAAACCACCACAAATCGACGTATTGAGGTTTAGGTAGGTCAGGGCGAATACTTCTTAGTACCGTAACCGGTTGCTCCATAGCTACCTTATCACAGTGTCTGACAGCATAGAAATACATGCCTGCGTTTTGCTGAGCTGCGTTAATTCTATCAGGAGTCCCGGCATATGTACCGTTTCCAGAAACAGCAACTTTCGTGCATGGCGGGTGTAAGATTATCAAGTCCCATTTACGAGAATCAATAGCCTTAATAATATCCATTTTCAAATGCCACTCAGGATGCCCGCCAGAACAGTCAACCAAGTCACAACTAAACGCATTATGTCCACGCGCCCGAAACGCTTTGGTTAATGTTTGACTCTCCTCACATCCTACTAATACTGTCATTTGTTTATCCAGTAATTTGTATTTGATGTGGTCGGTCTACCCTTAGTCTCAATCCACTTCCGCAATTCATTGTATAAAATGATATCATTATCAAATGTAGGCCCGAAGCCACGAAACATATGAATAAACGCCTTCGCCCAAAACAACTTAAACCACATGGGTAATCTGTAAAGGTGAAGTTTTGGCAAAATCCAGTTAAGTGCCCTCATATTGCAGTTTGTTTTTGATACTTCAAATGCCATCCTTTAGGATGTTGACAATCCCGGCAGCTATTCCTAATACTTTCATGGATAGCCTTAACAAACCCCCCAACGATATATTTTGAAGTCGATTTGTTGAAGAATGAAAGCGGCAATTCCTGCCCGCATTTGTTACATTTCTTTGTTTCTGTCATGGCTTTAACAGTTCAGGAAATCTTATTTCTCTCATAAGTTCATAGTTTTAAAGATCGTCCGGGACTTCCCCATCTATAGTAAAACCCTCATTTTTAACCTACTTCTGAGGTATCCCGGACAAAAAGTGTCAAAATAGATTCGGATACTGTTGTTTGCCTCTCCTTACTTTTCCTTGACTCCATACCCTTATATCATCACTGAATACCATGTCGTTCACGTGGCTATAGCCCTCGGCTCCTGTATACTTCTGTTTCTTTGGCCCCGTGTAGTGGTCGGGGTAGATCCGTAATTTAATCTTCTGGCTCATACTGGAAATAGTTTTAATTGGCTCTTATGCTGCTGGAATCGTTTCTCTGCCGCGTTGAAATAGTCTTTGTCTAGTTCGTACCCCATATAACTCTACAGCTTAACCAAATGAAGAACATTGAAATAATGAAGGATACAATGCAGGAAGCCAACAGACTCCAGAAGTGTAACCATTTTGAGTCTAGTTTTCTCATTGTAGTTTGGATTTAAGATGCTCAATATACAGTTCTGTCTTAGCTTTGTAATACTCATCAAAGGTCTTAAAGCCTTCGTTCGCTTGCTGATGTAGAAGATACAACACGTTTCTAATCCGTTGGCTCTGAGACTTGTTATTTAGTTCCGGCTCTAACTTGTCTATCTGTTCTAGTTCCCTGTTGTCAATAGCAGAAGGGCAGACGTACACGGTAACAAGCTGGTGCATAAATTGGAACAGTTGCCCAGCCTCATTAGGGCTTACTTCCTGGGTCCCTATCGTTACCTTTAAAGTTCTATCCTTACGGGTAGTGATGTTCTCAACTATCGCGGCAATCAATTGTCCTTTCATGGCTATTTTATATAAACCTTAAAGCCTTCAGAACCTTTTCTAAGTGGTGGGTGTATTGTCCACGTCTCCCCCGTTTCCTTGTCGTAAATATCCAGCGGCGTTTTAAGTGTCCGCAGGAATTCTTCGCGTTCCTTCAGCCTTTCCATTGCGGTTTCCATATCAGTGCGTAAGCGCTCCCATTCCCTATCACAAGAATGCTCATAGGCATAAGAAACACCCACGTCTGCCTTCTCTACACGTGCCCCAAACACCTCCAATGTCTTTTCGCTGTACTTATCCCCTTCGGCCTGAAGATTGGTTTTAATGCAGTCTAAAATAGTTTTACCGGCAGCCTGAAAGGCACGTATAAGAACCAGTATCTCCATTGGGTTGACTTCTCCGGCCTGTACTTGCTGAATAACCTGTTTGGAAAACCGGGCTATTTCTTCTTTCGTTACCGGAAGTATTCTTAATACCCCTGTAGCTGTGGTAGGAAGTTCGTTCATATCTTACTTATCATTTCACCGTAGATAATATCAAATGTTGCTGGCAGTGCTTTCATTTCTACTTTACCGGCTACCACTAAATCTTTAGCGTAGGCCATAGCAAAGGAAATCATCTGAATGCGTGGCTCAATCTGTGGACGTCCTGCTGCCTTGAATGGTTGGTCCGTCTGTGGTAAGGTAATTTTAAAGTACTTCTTTCCTGTCTTTCCTTCCTTTTCTTCGATCTGATATTCAGCATCAGCACCTACTATAAATTTGGTCTGGTCAGGAGATTTCGTGCTATAGAAACCTTTATCCCCGTTTGCAAATTCAATAGAGAAACTACTGTTTCCGTATGAATCTGTCTTGTCGAATTTTGTCACCTTAGTGACCATTGCTTTTTTCATTCCGTTTTACGGTTTAGTATTTACAATCGTGATAGTTTTTAGTAGCTAGAGTGTACTCGTAGAAAAATTTGTCATGTATTTTGTTATAAGCGTCTACTTCTGCTTTAGTAGGTTCTGCTCCGTAGTTAAAAGGATTAGTTCTTTCAATACTAAAGAGAGCCTGACCGGCCAAATCCATCTCGTTTTTTAGCGGTGTGCAGTCTGGTTTAACATCCTCCTCACTACAGGAGCAACAAGCGAGAATAATTACGATAAACAGAAAGATGGTGAAGGCTGGCGCTATTGCCTCTGAAAATGTTTTTTCGTCGTTCATGGGAGTAAAGGTATAAAACTTTCTACCAATGTCAAGCGTTGAAGTAAAAATATTTCTACTTTTTTATTTTGCCGTTAGAATAATTCTTTCTACCTATGTGCATGAAATGGCTGACAGTAGAAGAATACGCCAAAATTGAAGGGATTTCAATACCAGCAGTTTATAAGCGTGTAAAAGAAAATCGCGTAAAGTCTGAACGGAAGTTTGGCAGGATAGTAATAAAGCATGAAGATGTGAAGGTATGAAAGACAGATACAGACTTATCGCAAATTACAATTGTACAATTTGGTTCGTCTGTGAGCCTTGTTGGTTTGAAGAACTCCAAATAAGTGATTGGTCAGTCCTATACAAAATTCCTTTTTTATGATCCGCAGTAGAAGCATAAAGACCTATGAAAACACACGTTAGTAACTATTTTCAGGCATTTGGATATGAAGTTCATTCATGGATAGCCTGTGAAATATGTGGACGTACAGGTCAAGACATACATCATATCGAACCCAGAAGCAAATTCGGCAGCAAGAACAGAGAAGACATGGACAAGATTGAAAACCTGGTTTGTTTGTGCCGCAAATGCCACGATGACGCTCACGGAGTTGCCAGTCGGGACATAAAGATTCAGTTGAAAGAAATAGTAAAAAGCAGGAGTTTAACCAGAACGATATGAACGAAACAGGACAGACAGGAACTTTTGAAGTAAAGCTCCCAAAACACATGCAAGCTGCTCTAAATCAGCTAACTAAGCAGGTAGAATGGTTCGAAAGGAAACGTGCTAAACTTCAGGACGAAGTAACGGCCAGAGAAAAGCAAATAGACGAGCTTTCCACTTCGATAGAATACATCTCAGAACAGATCACTAAACTAAAGGGATAGGCCTAAAACCAGCAATTAAGCGTATTTTAGAAAAATAGACATTCCAAATACTTTGAAAACGGCAGAAATCACTAATTATCGAATCTTGGATTTTAAGGGAAACGGAAAACTTCCAAAAAGACGTAAATTGGGAATTGACCGAAATATGGATTTCCAGGTAAATGAAAGTTTTCCAAAACACCAGAAATCTAAAAAGGATGAATTTCAGATTTTCACCAAAAACAAAAACTTTTAAAAGTCCCAAAATATGGAATCAGGTATTTTAAGATTTTTGTCTTTTCTGAAAGTTTTCACTTTTGCCAGAAATCTCTCAAACTACTTTTCAGATTTTTCCAACTTTCGAAAGTTTTCAGTTTCTCCAAAAATCTCTAAAAGTCTTTCCCAGGTTTTCTCCGTTTCCGAAAGTTTTACTTTTCTCCCAAAATCCAGAAAAGACAATTTAAGATTTTTCGTAGTTTCCAAAGTTTTTAAAAAGACTAAAAATCTCAGAAACTCCAATTCCAGGTTTTCAGCCAATTGGAAATCTTTTTTTGGCCCCAAAATCACAAATCATTCATTTTCAGATTATTACACTTTTAAAAGTATTTAAAAACACCAAAAATGGGCAGACCAGCAATGTGGGAAGATCCTGAAGCCTTCGCAATTAAGGTAGAAGAATACTTTGAAACCGAAAAGAGCCCTACATGGTCAGGATTGGCCCTTTATATGGGCTTCGAATCCCGTCAAAGTCTAGAGGAATACAAGAAACGAGAAGGTTTTACTTACCCGATAAAAAAAGCTCTACTAAGAATAGAACTAATCTACGAATCCAACCTCCAAAAGCAGAATCCAGCAGGGTCAATCTTCGCCTTGAAGAACTTCGGATGGCAGGATAAGCAGGAGATAAGCCAAAAGACCACCATCACGGACCAACGCATAGATGAATCAAAGCTATCAGACGATGACTTACGAGCCCTTACTGAAATTCAACGCAAAAGCGGCGCTATCTAGGCGTCATTTTAAGGATTTCATTGAGTACACGAAGCCTGATTATGTATTTAACTGGCATCATATCGCCCTATGCGAGAAAATGGACGCCTTTGCAAAGGGTAAGATCCGCAAACTGATGGTATTTATGCCCCCGCAACATGGTAAGAGCCAGTTAACGACTAGACATTTTCCTGCTTACATGCTAGGGATTAGCCCGACTACTAAAATAGTGGTATGTTCCTATTCAGCCACACTAGCACAAGCCTTTAACCGGGACATTCAACGCATAGTAGACGACATTCCCTACCACGAAGTGTTCCCAAACACCATTCTTTCTGAGTCTAACGTCACAACTAACGCACATGGCAACTTCCTACGCAATGCAGACATCTTTGAAACAGTGGGCCACAGGGGATTTGTAAAGACCGTAGGTGTTGGAGGCTCACTAACAGGTACCCCTATAGACGTAGGCATCATAGATGACCCATTCAAAGACCGTGAGGAGGCTATGAGCATGCGCATAAGGGATAAAGTACACTCTTGGTATACTGACGTATTCAAAACGAGGCTACATAATGAATCCCAAGAGCTTTTGATTATGACTAGATGGGATGCTGACGATCTAGCCGGCAGGATTTTAAGGGATGAAACCGGATGGGATGTGGTTACCTTCCAAGCTATAAAGGAAAGAAACACGTTAGACGACCCCAGAGAAGTAGGTGAGGCACTATGGCCAGAGCGTCACAGCCTTGAACGGATACTTGCCATCAAAGAACTAAGCCCATTTACCTTTTCAAGCCTTTATCAGCAGGAACCCAAGCCCTCCGCGGAAGCACTTGTATTCCCTGAGTGGGATGAATACGAGGAAGAACCAGACATCCAACCTATCTACGGTTTAGACTTTGGGTTCTCCAATGATCCTACCGCAATCCCCCAAGTGAAGATCCATAAACGGGATATGTATGTAAGGGAATTGCTGTACAAGAAAGGACTTACTACCCCTGAACTGGATGAACACATGAAAGCCATCCTACCAAAGTATGCTAGAATCTCAGCGGACAGCGCCGACCCGCGGACGATAGAAGACTTGAAGCGCCGGGGGTGGTCTAATATCGTTCCTTCTGTGAAGGGTAAGGACTCAATAGTCAACGGTATCAACTGGATTAAGGGGTTTAAACTACACATCCACCGGAACAGTCATAACCTGAAGAATGAGCTTCTAAACTATCAATGGTTGATGTATGGAGGGCAGGCGACGAACGTGGCCATAGACTCTCATAACCACATCATTGACGGTATTAGATATAGTAAATCATTGCATCGAGTCACCAGTAACAACGGCTTACACATGAGCTTTCACAAATGAACACATACATACGAAGATCGATTCTCTTAATCCTTTTGCTTTGGTATCTGCTTAGTTGTTCTGAGGAAATAGGGCCATGTTATGACAATGAACAGCAATGCGCCTACCTATTAAAAAAGATGAATGAAGCCACGACAGAGGTAGAAAAGAATCAATACTACCAGCATTACCTTGCTGAGAAGCACATACTAGAATACTGCCAAAGTCAGAATAGATAACCAAATATAATTTTTGTTTTTGCGGCACCATACCAAATAAAATTCTGTGATTACACTCAAAGTTCAAGGCAAAAAGATTCTTTTCCCTACCTGCTGGGATGACGTCAACTACTCACAGTACATATTCCACATCTACCCCAGGACGCTATCGGAAATGATAAGCATCTTTTCAGGGATACCCCGAGAAACCTTAGAAGCTG